GTCCATAGTCTTTATCGTTAAGGTTTAATCCATTCTTTCCCATTCAACGTATGATTTCTCTCTGATGATTGTTACCAGGCTGCCAGCATTTGTTGAGCGGAACCTTGGCGTTATTGTCCAATTTTGGGTTGTCCAGGCTACAGCCTCAATAACACACAAATTCTGTTTATTCGATGGACTCTGAAATCGTGAAGTAGTCGGGTTAGTGTTAACATCGTACTTATCGTAGTAACTCACGTGTGTGGTTTCATCACCAGAACTTACCTCTTGTCTGGCTGTGAAAAATGATTCATTCGTTGAACCTGGGTTAGGGAATAAACTTATTTTTACTGAGTGTGATGAGTTCACGGTTCGGAAACAAATAACCCACTTTAGCTTGTACCGCTGGCCTCCGTTCAATCTTGCAGTGAGTTCTGTTATATCTGTATAGTTTACTGTTGAATTAGTTGCATTGGAAGTAAGTGTTCTCTTTCCTCCCTTCTCAATGGTAAGTAAATTACGATTGCCTGAAGATGACTCGGACAAAATAAATTCACAAACCACATGATCAGCCAATCGGATTTCTTTGTAAAGGTTAGCAAAAACAAAGTAGACTGAAACCTTTGCAAATGTTGTATTCCTCAAAAGTAATGTAACACGTGCGCCAACTGGTGCGTTTTGAAGGCTTGGAAAATCCCAAGATATAATATGCTCACCTGCTTCTAAATCATAAACAAGAACAATATTATTTTTATCGGTTTCAGGTAATTCAACATTCCATGTACCTGACTTACTTCCCATTTGAAATACCTCAGTATCTGAACTTGATGGGGTTGGGTTTTCATTAACCTTAACAACAACCTGTTCAACCTGGTCTGTTACATTTATAATTACGTTGCTCATCGTGTTACATCGGCTAAAATTGTCCAGGTTCCTTCTACATAGGTTTTTACCTTACCATCCGGAAAGGTGAATTGCACATCGTACACATAGGTTTTAGCGGGCAGGTTTATTACCTGCTCTTTAAAAGCAAATGTGCCGTTTTCTGCATCGGTAATTTCAATGCCTTCGGTTTCGGTTGAAAGTGTAAGCCAATGATTAGCTTCGTTTTTACGCTGCCTGAATTGACACTTGATATTGCAATCAGTTATGTCAATCGGGTTTTCATTGGCATCTAACAACTGCATGGAGAGGCCCTTCCAGGTGTCTCCGGTAGTGTGATTCTTTATGTTATAAACTGCTGGTTTCATGCTTCATAGTCAATTTCAAGTACGTTAACGTATGCCTGGCCAGTAGCTGTTTTGGTTACCGTAATAGTGATAACCCCGCTGCTTGGCATTACCGGATCGAACACCATTTTGTTATTGATGTTAGCCTCTGTTTCCTGGTTACTCAAAGTGCCACCACCACTTGCACCGCTCACTTGTACGGTTACCAGGTGCGAACTGCCTGACAAGAATGACGCAGCCGAACCAAGCAATGATATGGTATACGCCTTCGAATTATCAAGTCCTGTAATTGTGAATACTCTGCTTGTACCCGCGCTACCAGGGTTACTCCAGTTGCCTATAATTGCTGCATCAGGGTAAGCCCCGCTGTTGTCTGGGCTTGGGTCTTGACCAAGGGTATTGCCTTCAAACTGACTGGTAATGGATATACCATAGCCAGTGAGTTCTCCATCAGTATTCCGTAGCGAGGCAAGCGTGTCATCATTATTATTGCCTTTGATGGTTTGTGCACCTGTGGCGAAGGATTGGAACACGTGATTCCAGTTACCACTACCGACATAGTTTGCACTTGTGCCGCCAAGGTTAACCAATATCTTCTTGGCGCTGGTAGGCTCAGGCAAAACAGTTACGCTTATTGTTGGAGCTACATTGAATGTGTTTACAATGCCGCCAGGCAAAGTTGGTGTGCCCGTTATAATTTGCTCACCTTCTGTTTCTCCATCGTAATCAAGCGTATCCCAGGTAACAGGGTAGCTTACATACAAACCATCTTGAATAAGAAATTCGGCAGTTGCCGGAAGTTCCAAATCGCCAAATTCTGTACCCCAGGGCACATCAACAATAGGTGCAATTTCTTTTACTTCGCAAACCAACTTATCGCCAGTAGGCACAAGGCCACGCCCCATTCTGCGGGTAAAGTATTCAATCCCTTGCTGAGCTGATAAATAATCCTTGTGCGTAAGCGCGGTTGAAACATAGGACGGAAGGTCTTTGCTGGAAATAATCTGATTGCCATTGGTGCTGAGTGTTCCCACTAATGAGTTTGAGTGGCCAGCAACCCGGTTGTCAAAAAACAAAGCTGATATATCTCCGACAAATACATTGTCTTCAAAATCAATATCAGCAATCCGCTCAGCTACCTCAACTAATGAACTCAATGTGCTGCCACCGCGCCAGTGAAAAATGTTGTTTTTATAGTGCTGCTTAACTCCATTGAAGCGAGGGTTACTACCGTAGTAAGACAAATCATCCGTTCTGCCGATGTAACCACGTGTGGCCGTGAAACCGAAGTAATTATTTTCAAACAGCACATCGTGTGTGAAGATGTTGAACAAGGCAGGCGCTCCATCAAATATGTTGTTGGCAATAATTCCATTACAGTCCACCACCTGCATTAAATGATCTTGCGGATGGGCCACTGTTTGGCCTACAGATTTAAAAGTACCATTGAACACAAGTGCCCGCCCAACGTGGCCAAGCTGCAAGCCTTCACGGCCTTTGTTTTCAATGCCCGCATGAATCAGGATGAATAAATCAGTGACTGAAAAAGGTGTTCCTGTGTTACCCTTATAAACACCTTCGCCTTCAGCAACAAGTCCTTTAACTTTTACCCAACGGTGAACCTCTTTCTTGTAGATAGCTGAACCCGAACCCTGATTGGATAGTATGCCTGCATAGCCAACATCTTCCATTTGCAGGTTGGTTGTACGCAGTATGGTTCCTCCATCGGTTGTTTTAGCCAGCCAAACAAGACCGCTTTGTCCTGTACCGGCAGAAAATCTTAGGGGTGTGTTTCTGTCTTTACCCCACAATTCAATGTTATCAGTATTGTTGAGCACCGACATACCATGAACTGAGGGATTAGCCGGATCGCCAAGCAGCGTATTCGCATCAAGGTTAACAAACCGGATAGGGCGATGTCGAGAACCTATAATAGCGTTAAGCGCACAACCATCATCCCAATGGCCTTCCAGAATAACATCAAGTTTGCCAGCAAGATCAGCGGTAAATATTGATCCATCCAGTGCGTTTCCAACCGGGTCGAGCTGAACAGGATCAGCAAATACAGGTGCATCAGGTGGATATATGTATGGACTTACAAATTCACCTGATCTCGCGCTTGCCAATGCCGCTAAAATATTTCTGTTTCTCATACTTCTGTTATCAAAATATCCGCGAAGATTGTAATTCTATGGCCTAACGTTGTTGGTGCACTCCAATCAATCTTTACGTATTCAGCGGTTACTCCGGGCGTTATCACCATGTCGCTTCCACCATTTTCCTCATCATGTAAACGGGTGAAGCCTGTCATAACTGGGTTTGAAGTGCCTTCCTTATGAAAGCCCGCAGTTATTACATCTGTTTTAGCCATACTTCCATCACTAACTTTAACAGAAACGCAATGGAATGTGATGAGCGCGCACGCATTCTCATAACCGAGAAACACATTAAATGATTGTGATCCTGCCGAAGATGCATTATTGACAAACCATTCAGTGTACTTTTTTCTTTTCTTGCCCGAATCAGCATATCGTACACCAACTGCGGCATCTTGATTAATTATAAAGTACTCAACCCGGCCACTGCCGCAGAACTCTGCGAATATCAAATTCAGTTCATCAGCAACGTATTCACCTGCAATCTTAACCCATCCACTTGGGTAGGTTGGCTCAGCCGAATCTTCATGGTAGATTTTTTGAACGAAGCCAAGTCGGGCGTTGGTAAGATCATGGGTGAGGTTTCCGGTTACCGGTGAACTCTCAGTTCCATACACCCTTGGGGTACTAAAATTAATATCTCCTGTGCTTTGCGATGTTCGGTAAGCTGCTGTAAGGGTTAGCGGAGTAATTACACGGTTACCATCAGTACCAGCCACAGCTTCATCAATATCAGCTAACTCAACAATACCCTTTTCTGTATCACTCGCATCACCAACAATACTCGCAAACGGCAAATAGAAAAACTCACTTGCCTCATCGGCATCGGCCTGCTTGGCAAACAATACATCGCCTACAGCTAAATCACCAAGGCCTGCTATGGTGCCGGGCGTGGTTATAAACCAGTAGTCGCCTTTGTCAATGGCTCCACCTTCACCACTGCCGGTTGTGGGTAGGCCGGTGCTGGCATCGTGCTCGCCAACAAGCTCACCTACGGAGGTGATGAGGTTGTACAGTTTGTTGAGTGTATTGCCTTGCGTAGGCACACCATCACGCAGGGCAGCTATCGTATCAGGCCCAATGCTGTTAAGTGTTGAGATCAATTCATCAACACTGGCCATTGGTATGGCTTCATCTTTATGCCAGTAGCTGTTTATCCAGGCTTCAAATTGGGTGGCAAGCGGCTTCAAACCCCGCTTAAACCAGTTAATAAGTGTGCTCTTTGATGTTGCCATGTTAGTTTACTATAAAGCTTCTTCCTCTTACATTAAATAGTGCCAGGTGAACTGTCGCCCATCCTTCTGTACTCCCTCCAATTGATGTTGCAGCAGGTGCAGCATCTACATCCTCTTTATAAAAGCATCCGATCTCACCTGTAGGGATGCTTGGTACTGCAAAGGTGTGTGCTGTGTAATCAGCCGGAGAACCTACACCACTGTCATCATTCTGAGCGAAGAAACCGATTAATGTTCGCTCGTTACCGTTAACCACCAGTGCATTGTATGTTACCGTTGATGAGTATCCTGTATTATTGGATACACTTTCTATTTTTAAAAGACCGCCCCTAAAGGCAAACATCTGCGCAATAAACAATGTACTCGGGCCTGTGCTCCCTGTGCGCGATACCGGTAATGTTCCTGATTCGGTTCCATCAGCAACTTTCATGAATACCGACATGCCACCTAATGGTTGTGACAATGAATTAACCATGCCAGCTCCACCAACCGGTGTAAAACCTGCTGGTGTATTTATGGCGCCAATTGTGGCCCCCAATTGCTGGCTGAAGGCTACCAGGAATATAAAATCACCTTCCTGTATTGACACAGGATATAATGGGTTAATTGTTAACCCATCTCCAAAATCTGCTGATCCCTTTTGTATGTATCCAGGTGCCGCCATTAATTCTTCTCAACTTGTAAAACAATGGTTACGCGCTGCACCGTAGTAGCACTATCAACATTAAAGGCCAGTATGTCACCCTTATTCAGTGCTGCCGTCCAGGTGTTTGGGTCTGTATTTTGATTTTTTACAGCCGAACTGAGTGTTGGCTTTTGTGAACCTGTAATAGTATCGGCATTGGTTGGCGGAAAGTTTGCATATGTATCCTTCCAAATGTCCACAACAATACTACCTGAAGCGTTGGAAAATATTGTCCATCCCTTTACTACACAATTGAAAGGAACTTCAATGTGTCCTTTCTGGCCTGTAGTAATAGCTGCGCCACCACCGTCAATAATAAACTGAATAGTGTCATACTTTCGCTGTGTAGACTTGGCAATGCCGTCAACACGAACGAAATCAGCGAACGCATTACCACCTGAACCAGCCAAATTAGCTGTTCGTGTAAAGTAAACGTTCTTACTGTTTCCATCTCCAAATTCTTCGGCTGCTATAGCCTCTTGAATAATTACTCGTGCAGCTTTCGTTCCTCCTACAAAAGGAAGAAGCTCACCATTGATACACATCCAACCATTACCCCAATCTGTACCTAAGTCATCAACTCCGGAAACAATTACCAAAGGCCCGTATGATTGTGCAATGGCACCAATCGCATCGCGGTAACTGCTCTGTAAAAAGTCAAGCAGGTCTTGTGTAAAATTTATCCCTTCAAGTTTCGTAAAATCAATACGCTTGTTCATGGTTCGAAAGTTTGGATGATGTAGTTCTTTTTACTGGCCAGCCGGTACGTATCAATCAATGCTCTGATCTCCACCGCATCAAACGATACAGCCGTTGGCACAAACACCACAAAGTCGAAACCACCAGTGGTTACTTCACCTTTGCGGTACAAAAATGTTTTAGGTTCAAAGGCTTCAGCTTTTGTGTGGACGTACACCGGCTTCAGCTCACTCTTTAGGTACACATACAGCTTTGAAAACTCAGCCCCATCATCAATGTAAATTCGCCTCTCCGTTGTATCGTACCGGTCGTTCAGCATCTTCTCCATGAAGCACACCTGTGGTGTAATGGTTAACCGGTACAACACATACAACCTGAAGGCCAGCAACAAGCTATACAGGTAAATAACTGGTGTTATAAGCGCCATAACCCATTGCGGCAACGGTTGTATCCGTAACGCTTCGGGTATTCGCTCACTCACGAATTTGCTGTAGCTGATTGTATAGCGATTGGTGTTGGTCATAACAAGGGCGACTGTGGTATGTATTCAATGGTTAAGTCTCCTTCATTTTCAAAGCGCAGGTAACCGGCATCGGGCAGGTATTGAACATTTACCGTTGTAAAGGCCAATGCGCCATAGGCTGTCTCGCAGGTTACAATGTGTGGTATTATAATTCCTTCAACCTGCTGCAAGGCATCAACCAGGTAAGCCAATACAAATACACCGTTGAAGGGAAGATTCTTTAAAAAAGTATCTACGGCATCTTTAACCGGAGTTAGTGATGTACCATCAATTCGTTGCCCGTCTCCATTCAATATCAGCGGGTCGTAATAGATTTTTAAGCCAAGCTTAAGCTTATCGGCTGGCAAGCTGTTTATGTTAAGCCGAACGCCCGCATCTTTTATGCGCTTCATGTACTCGCTGAAAGCCTCCAGTTGTGGCTCGGTAAGTGGTTCAAGGTCGGCCCCTTCAGTTGCTACCTTAATGCGAAGCCTTCCATCTTCACCTTCCGTTACTGCGGCATACTTCACAATCTGGCTGTCTTCAATCTGCTCTTCGGTTAGCAGTGAGTTGTCATACTTATCTGTGTCAGCCGGTAGGCTGTACCCATATTGAAAAGCACGAGCCTTCTGTGCATACCACCTGGTATTGTGTGGCTTCAGGTTATCCAGTAGTTCAAGCACTTCAGCTTTCACGGTATCAAACAAAACTTCCAGTCCCCAAAAGGCTACGGCAACAACACGGGTCAAGAGTCGCCATATTGCTGTTTTGCTGGTGCTGGTAAACGCAACACTCAGCACCGGGTCGGCCTGTATGTTGTCGATTATGCTTTGCTGAATCTGATCTATTGTACGTGCCATTAGCTTACGATAAAGTCTACTTCAAGTGCCCAGAATTCAATGCCTTCTTCATTCAGTTCACCACCTGGTGGAATCGGGTTAACACCACTGGCTGGCTTTCGGTCGCGCAGCAGGTTAGCTATGCGTTGCTTCTTTGTTTCCGGCTCAGGTACATTCATCATGTTGCCTGGTACCAGGTCGTCAGTTACACCAATGCCATTCAGGTCGGCCAGTTCAAACAACCTGCTTTCGTCACCACAGCTTTGCAGTGCCAGGTCAACCAATGTTTGTCCGTATTCAACCTTAATAGCTGGCATCTATCTTCAGTTTTCCGTTCTCCACCACAATGCGGCTTACTTTCATTCCATCGGCAGCAAACTGCTGCCGTACTTCCTTTATAAACTCAGCCGGGTTTTCTGCTTCCAAATAATTGGCTGCGCCAACTCCGGCTGTTGGAAATTCCTTCCACGCTCCCTTATCGGTTATCAGCAACAACTTCTGGTTTTGTCTGTCGCTTTCACCAATTCGGAAGTCGCCATTTTGTATGGCTAAAGAACCTGTTTCGGTATCGAGTAAAATGTCGGTCATCGTAACAGGTTGTTAATTTTATTCTGTGCCTGAATAAGCTTGGTATAGTCCGGGTTGGTGCCTGAGCTTACTACAATCACCTGCACGGCCTCAACAATCAGACTTAATGCTTCTTTTAATGTGTCGGAACCTTTACTCACCAACAGGCCACTTTCGGTCTGTTCAATCACCGCTTCACCAACGTTTAAGCGCCACTTATCCAACTGTGTAGCGGCTATTAAAAAGAAGTCGTCACTGTCTTCCAACCTGATGGCTACAGCCCAGCTGCCCACTTTTGGAACAAGCGTAAATGATTCGTCTCCATCAATTACCGGCTGAAGGCGCACATCATAAAACTCAAGGCCGTCATCATCCTTTATGTCGCATACCAGGTCACCTTCGTTCACACTGCTAACTTTTCCAATAAGCGTGTTATCAGGCCCTACTTCGCTGGCCATTTGCCTCAGTCGTTCACGTATCTGTTCAGGATATTCCATTACCTAAGCTGTTTCCAATTTTTACTTTTTGCCTGCCGCCACTTGTTGAAAACTCGCCCTCAACAGCGGTTATAAAATAGGTTCCCTTTCTTTCCGGGTATCGCTCATCATCAATCTGAGCGGCCATACCAGGGCCTGCAAATGGAACCAGGAAGGTTGTAATACTTCCTTCATAGCCACGGTTTACCAATTGGTTGCGCTTTTCTTCGGCAATCTTCTTCAGCGTTGCTGAATCGGTAATGGCTGAGCGAAGGCGTTTAACCTGGCCGTCCTTCTTACCAACAAAAGCTTTCTCTTTGTTGCCGTCTTTCTTTCGGCCACCAACCTGTATGCGTACATCTGCAAATTCCTTCTGGTCGTTAAAGCGCAGCTCGCTGTCTTTAATCACATTCCAACCAAGCCTGTACTTTACAGTTGCCGCAGGCGCAAGCTGTAGCGCACCCACATACAGCGTGTTGTAGGTGAAGTATACCGTAAGCAGGCATTTGCTTTTAAGCCACTCCAATACCTGGATGCCCGTAACATTTACAAACGTGGCCTTGGCCAGTGGTATGTTCGGTATGTCATTGCTCAGCTTAATGGTTGTGCCTTCAACAACATCTTGCAGTATTTTTTTTACCGTAGTATTCCGGTACGATTTGCTGAAGTCAAGCTTCTTGCGCAGCTCATAACTGTAGCCCTCGCACTCAAGCTCAACGGGTGTGGTAAAGTTTACGCGCCTCAAAAATCCTTCGAAGCGAAGCAGGTTATCATCATCATACCCGGCATAAACCTGTACCTTCATGCCTTCAGTAAACTGTAAGCCGGTTTGCACCCGTTCGTATGTGTCTCCATCCTTTACCAGGTTAGTTATGGAGGGCAGTTTAATGGTGCAACTGTCGCTGAAATCCTCCACGGAAGATTTCCAACGCACTGCATGTGGAGCCAATGCTTTGAAGTTTGCAATCTTTACCTTTGCTGTCATTGAAAATGCCATCACTCCACCTCCAGTTCAAAAATGCTGTCACTCTCAAGCTTCAAGCTAAAAGGCCGTATGTGCTTGCGGCCACCTTCAACTTCAGGCAGGTCTAAACTTTCAACAACCACGCGCTGCATGCTGCCAGCTTCGGCTGATAGCGTTGGATTGATTAAGAAGATGTTGGTAAGCGGGCAGTCCAGGCCAACAGCCTGCTTGCTTTCCGCCAGGTACTTCAACACTTCCAGTTCACGTTCCGGAAACACCCGGTTCTCGTCAATGGCAAAGCCTTTAATGCTTATGGCATAGTCATCAACCCCGTACACTTCCTTTACTGTGCCCTTACGGTTGGGCAGTGCGGTTTTGATTATGGTTTTCTTAACCGAAATTTTCACCACCGTGTACGGCAGCAAAATCTGGTTGAAGCTGAATATGTCCTGTGGTAAATCGAAAAACGTAACGGGCAACCAAACTTCTTTGCCCATGAATGTATCCGTTAATGGCTGACCGCTCCGGCTGTATGTGGTATCATCCTGCTGGCCTTCCAGGTTAAAGGGCACACCATCTGTTTGAGCCCTGCGGTTATCCGTAATTACAGGCCTGGTGCCAAATGTTTGGCGATAGAGTTCAGCAAGATCGTACAGTAAAAAACTCATTGTACTGCGGCCCCACTGTTTAATATTCTCAAAAACACTTCTTCAACCTTGCGTTCAACTTCGCCAAGTCCTTCACTCAGTTGTGTTGTGTGTATTTCCAGTCGTTCAACCATGCGATCAATTTGAATGTTGATTACACGTGGGCCACCGCCTGTAATTCCTTTAACCGCTTCATCACCAGCTCCTGCACCAACAGGTTTACCGGGTGTAATGGCGTTTGTCAGGGATGATCCTCCTGGAGCTGATGCACTTACTGATGAGCCTGCCTGCTGGCCACGGTTCCAGGCATCGGCCAATGTTTTACCAAAGCCACCTGAGCCTGCCTTACCCAACAACCATTTTACTGCGTTGATGATGGGCGCAAACACCTGTGCAAAGTGATCGCGTATTTTAATGAAGATGTCTTTGAACACATCCCACAACCACAGGAAAGCATCTTTCAACACATTAACCAGCTTAACGAATAGTTTAAACTGCCAGATAATGTGATTGATGATGGGTTGGAAGAGAACCTTCAGCACTTCCCAAATACTCAGTATGGTTTTCCGGAATCCTTCAAAGTTGTTATAAGCCCAGATAATACCAGCTACAAGTGCACCAATGGCCACAATAATTAACCCGATTGGGTTGGCCGTCATAGCAGCATTTAAAAGCCACTGAACGCCCGTCCAAACCTGTGTGGCAAGGGCTACACCTTGCATGGCAAGTACATACGCATAGTATCCGGCTGTTGCGCCTCCAATTATGGCTACCAGGGCCGAGAGCCAGCTCCAGTTTTCTTTTATCCAGTTTACGGTTTGCACAGCTGCCGGTACAATGGTATTCACCAGCAGCATACCCAAATCAATAAGCCCATGCATGAGTGGTTGCAACGCAGTGCCCATTTCGGCTGCACCCAATGATATTACGTCTCGTAGTGTGCTGAATCTTCCGGTAACGGTTTGACTCTGTGCATCCATAGCACCGGCATACAAGCCACCTGCCTGGGCTGCACGGTTAAGTGCATCGCTCAGCAGGTCATAACTCACATCCATCTCCTTCACCTGGTCAATACTTTTACCAGTTGCTGTAGCCAACAGTTGGTATATGTTAATACCAGTCATAGCAAACTGCCGTATATCCATTGCAGTTGCTTTGCCTACCGTTTTAATCTGCTGCATGTTTGCAGCCATACGCGAAAGCACATCGTTACCACCGCCAACAGCTGCAACAGCATTGGCAAGGTTAAGCGTATCCTGCCGGGCTGCATCAGCATTTACACCGGCACTGATCAGCGCACGGTTTACCTGTAATAATCCGGCAACACTAAACGGAGTACGCGCTGCGTCTTGCTGCACGTTTGAATACACTTGCTCGGCTCCTTGCTGGCCGAGGAAAGTGCGCAGGCCTACAATGTCCTGCTCTTTTTGTGCACCAGCACCAAACACACCACCAATGGCACCGGCAATTGCCAAAGGCCCCAGGTAGTTGCGGGCCATAGCCATAATGCCAAGCCCGCCCCCACCACCTGAGGCAACACCGCCAGGATGCCTTGCTGCCACGCGCTGCAATTGTTCCAGCTCGCGCCTGGCTGCACGTATGTGAGAAATTGATGTTGATTTTGAGATGGCTGATTCCAGCTCTCCGATTTTTCGTCTTACCTGGTCATAGCTTTGTGAAAGTGTACCGTTTACGCCTTTTATGGATGCAGAAGTGCTGCGTGCAGTGTTGGCCATTTTTACCAGGCCACTGCTTACCATTTCCCGTAGTCGTATGAAGAATTCGAGATTCATTTCACTTTTGATTCCTCTTTGCGTATTCGTTCTATGTGTGCCAGCTTCATGGCGAGGGCGTCATCACTAAGCTGCGAAGCGTCACGCCCGGTGTAGTATTCCACTACAGTTTCAAGAAGGCCAAACACATCCTGCTTGGCCTTCTTTTTCGCTTCGCTTATCTTTTTAGCAGCGCAGCCTTTTTGCCTTCCAGTATTTTGTTGAACTGGTTAGCAGCAGGAATGAAGTAGTTGTCATCATTGAGTATTACCTCATCGCCAGCTACAAAACATTCCCGCATGGCGGCTTCTAAAAATTCGTAAAGTCCTTCATCCTGAATTTTGGTTGAAGCATAAGAGAGTATGCTTCGTGTGATGGGCCGCATAATGGCCAGGGCTTCAATCTTCTCGCCCGTTTCATCCATTACCGGTAAAAACCACAAGCCTTTGTTGGCGTTGCTCCAATCGGCCAGTTGCTTTTTGGTAAACTTTTCGGTGGCAAGTGCTTCGCATTGTTCGCGCAGCTCTTTTTCCTTTCGTTCGGCTTCGCGCTTACGTATTTCCTTAACGCTGGCGCCCTTTGTCGTCTCTGTTTTAATCATAGGTGGTGGTGGTTAAAATGTAAAAAAGAAGTGGGGAGGCTTATGTGCCTCCCTTACTCAAGTGCTGTATGCGCATGGATAGGAATGGAAGGGTGACTTCCGTCATCTTTGCATTCTGTTCCATTGCCACGGATAGTTCGGTAAAGGCCATGCCTGGCACAACAATTAACCGGGTCTTATCGGAAGGTAATTTCTTGTACTCAACCGTGCAGGTGATTAACGTGTGCGGAACTTCAAGAATGTCGGCAAAACCGGCAGTAAGCGCTGCATCATTCAGCAGGTCAACTTCATACTTCAGCAACTTTACGTTGCCTTCATATTTCTTGTTGCCGCTTTGAATGTCAACCGGCTCATCACCGCTTGCGTACACATGCTCCTTCTCAACGGTCTTCTTTAACTCAAAGCCCCTGAGGCCAGCAAGTCGCCTGCCAAGCAGTGTAATGCTTACGTTACTCCAGGCGCAATCTTTTGTGTTAAACTCCATAGTTCCTTATTCGGCTATCTGTGAAACAATACCTATCTCAACATCAATAAAGCTGTTGTAACCTTTAGGCTGAACGCGCACCTTAATGGTGGTTTTGCTTGTATTGATGATGTCCTGTGCCGGGTTGATGTAAATTTCAACACCGCTAATCTGGTTACCCATAGCAACGTTCACCTGTTGTTCAATCTTCTTCTCCAGGTACGTAACTGCGTAGCTGGCCAGGTTGCCATTCGGCTCAACATCAACTTCGCCTTCCAGCTCTTCCACATAAGTGGCGGCTGCAATAATGGCTGCTTTATCGGCTAATCTTCCGTAAGCCAGCAGTCGATAGTCATCGATGCTGCACATGCGGTCAATGCCAAAGAAGAACCCGGCCTTTTGCGGGTGCGTCATAAAGCTGATGAAGCCTGCATCATGAAGAGTGGTGAGGTTAGTTACATCCTTCAACAGCGATGTGCCAATGTATACCTGGCTAATGCTTAGCGGGCCATTGGCCACCTTGCCAAGTTTTATTTCAGCAGGGTATTTCACCGCACGACCAAGCGCAAGCCCAACACTCGCTGAACCATCGTTCAAACTTCCACCAAGCACCACTCCGGCAAAACCGTTCGTGCTGTTTTTTGGTGTAAGCGCATTGGCAGCAGCAGGGTTTTCAACCCGGCCTTCAATAAGTACACGCAACGGTGCAGTCTCTGCCAGGCGGGCTTCAGCAAACACTTTGCTGTTGGTAATGGCTGTGGCTACATCACTGTCAATGAAGTCTTCACCGCCATCATAACCCACACCAGGCTTCCGGTAAACGCCCAACAAGCGAACGCGACCGGGCACATGGTTAATCAGTTTTTTAGCGCCATTTGCATTGGTGTTGTCCAGCATTTGAGCCATCGTCATCGTATCGGGTACGATCATGATGTGAAGCTCCTGGTTACCACCAAGCTCGCCATAAAACTCCTTCAAATGCCTGTGCATATCAGGCTCATCATCCTCTGTGAAGCCCTGAGCTTCAGCATCGGCCAGACTGTACACCGTTTTGGGAACGCCCAACAATCCGGCTGAAGTGCCGGTACCGCAAATGGCAGCAATGCCGTCAAGTGCAGCAATGTCAAGCAACAGGTTTCCGTTGGCGTACAGTATGGTTACTTTTGGTAAACTCATTGGTTAGCTGGTTACTTGGTTTTACCTGATTTCTTCTCGGCCTCAGCAGCTGCTTTCTCAGCCTCTTCTTTAGCCAGCTTTTCGGCCTCGGCCTTTTCAGCTTCCTCTTTGGCAAGCTTCTCGGCTTCGGCTTTTTCGGCCTCTTCCTTAGCCAGCTTTTCAGCTTCAGCTTTGGCAGCAGCTTCCTGATCTTTCTTGCTCAGCTTCAGCTTCGGTTCTTCAGCCTGGCTTTCGCGCCTGTGCGTTTTCACGCCCTTGTCTTCAAGGGTTTGTGCATGGGCAGTAGCCCTGTGGCGCACGTGAAACAACAACCCATCAGAGGTTTCAAAACACTCCTTGCTTTCAGGGTAATTCTTGAAATAGTTCTTTACTCTTTCCATCATTAGGTTGGATTAAGCTGCGTCAACAATTTTTTGCCAGGCACCGCCAATAAACTCGGCACCATCCCAGGTAAGGGTAATGCAGTCACGGTCATTGGCTACGCCTGTGAGATCAAGTGCAACGATGTTCGTGCCCAGGGTAACGTTACGCTGTGTAGCGCCCTGAACCACATCAATCACAACCTGTGCGCCTGGTTCCAGGTCAGCTCCAGGAGTAAGGTTAATGGTTGGCGCACCAGTCATGCCGGTGAGCTTGATGAACGTCAGTTGATTTTCAACTGTGATGTCGTGTGTGGCAGCATGTGCCGGTGTTAACCGGGTTGCATCACCAAAAGGATATTTAACTTTTTGCATGGTTAGCGTTTTAGTTTTAAAATGATATAACCAGTAGTAAGCAGCAGCACTATACCTGTGAACCATCGGCAAAACTTGTCGATGCCACGGGTTAAGTACTGTACCTCTACAATTGTTTTCTTTTCATGTTTAAGCCTGAATATGAGTGAGTCCTGTGCCTTCACTATGGCGGTCAGGCTATCGCAACCGCCTGTTACGTTTAACTTGCCCTGCTCATCAATGCTGCCGGTAACAACGGCCTTCTCTCCACGGGCTTCAAATTTTTTTGGTTTTGGTTTGTTGGTTGTGCTGTCGCATTCAATGTATTCGGTGATGGTTACGGTTTCACCTGGTACCGGTACCGGAACATCGCGGTACTTTACTTCAACACGGGTACTGTCAATAACAACCGTGGTGGTGGAAGGCGCACCCTTACGGGTACACCCAACCACAACCAGGATGCTAAAACACAGACCTATGAAGAATGAGTTTTTCAATGGATGTATCGGCTTATTCGGTGTGCAGTTCGTTTAGGTCTTCGCTTTTTGTAAACTCCGTCACCTTCCCGTGATCCTGCATTATTCGTGTTGCCTTCAACGGTAAAAAAAAATCGGCATCACGAGGCCATCGGTCTACAAACCCGGCATGTGCAATTCTTCCTAAACTGTTGTTGTAAAGTCCAAATACATCGGCCTGTTTTGGTATTTCCCTATTGTGATCAATAGTAGCATACTTCGGAAACCAGGCAGGACTCCACGCGCTCTTTGGATTGGGAATGTCGTTAACCGTAAAGCAGTACGCTGCAAATGCTGCGCACCAGGGATTGCCCTCTGCAAATCCGGTAACGGCAAGAAACATTTTAACTTCAGCGCCATCGTTTCTTCCAGTGGCTTCTCTTACGCCAATAAATGAGTTGTACGTTTCTGCAACCTGTAACCTCAGTTCATCTGCGGTAGGTGCTGCGTACTCAATGATGTCAACTGCCGGGTATTCAATTGCGGCTACCTGGTGAACCGATGCGAAACAGTTATCCTGCGCTACAGGACTGTCATAGCCAAAACAAGTGCCAGCAAATAGCAGGCAAATGCCGAGAATGAAAGCTTTAATTTTTGCCATGGATTTAATTGGTTAAAGTGAAGTGGTAAGTCATCTACCAACGTGTAGAACAGATTAGGAAATGCCAGCCGTATAGCCAGCAATGCGCTGAATGTTGAGATTGCAAACACAGCATGCCCGAAGATGATCTTCTGGAAGGCATCCATTGTGTAGGGTACAGCTTGCGGATCAAGATCACGAACGAAAGCTTCACTGATAATGAACAACACAATGGCAACAGGGCCAAGCCACAGTTCATTGTACCGTTTCAAAAAAGGCTTTGCCTTCTCATTCCAATACTGCTTCAGTTGTTCTTTCATCGGTTTATTAATCGTTCAATAAGTACTGTACCAAGTCCGGTAATGAAACCCATTACCCCGCCCGAAACCCTTGCACGTGTTTTTAGTGAGTTCACGTCAAGTGCTATAGTCTGCTGACCCTTCTTCAGCTCCTCAACTTCTGCTGTTAGCTTTTGTTGTTCTTTGGCTGTGAGGATCAGCAGCTCCCGCTGCGTTAATTCGTTCAGGTTGATCTTCGCATCTTCCGCCATTCGTTACGTCCGTTTGATTATGGGAGGCCTCATCCCTGAGGCCTCCCGATTCAGCTATTCGTAAAAATGGAGGTGTATTATGCTGCCTCTGCCTGGATGATCGCGATCACGCCAAGATCATCTTCGCGTCTACGCCTTCCACCTGCCCGTAGCAATGCCGAGTAGATGTCGCCATAGTATTGCGGGTTTCCTTTGTCTTCAAAGAAATCCTTCTCACCAATGGCGCGGGTTACCGCATCTTTCTGCCATGCCAGTGACGCTACGTGGTCAGTTGAATCAACTGCCGCATCCAAAGCTTCAATGGCCAGGGCACTGGTGGCGATGGCCACTGAGCTGCGATCCAGGATGTTGAATCCGTACAGGCGACCGATCACACCGTTCTTCGCATCATAGTACTGCGAAAAGTCGCGGTACTGCGAATCGCTCAACGAGTTGGTTAACTCGTCCAGCATGTTGCTTTCCAGCAACACGTAACGGTCGCTCTTTGGCACATTCTGAAGGTTCATTTTGGTTTGAACCTTCTTCAAATCCTGGTGAACCATAACCTTGCGCTGGCCTGATTGGCCGGTCACCTTCACATCGGCATTTGCGCCAGATGTGCGCACCACATGTGTGCTTGGTATGCCTGTAAGCCACTTGATGATCATGTCATCGGCTACAGTTTGCACCAACTCACCTGCATGATCACCAAACACAGAGCTGATCTTGTCGTAGGTGATTTCCTGCATATCTGCTTTTTCGATATGCGTAGGGTCGCTGGTGTAGCGATCAAGCACGTAGGTAATATCCCCATCGTTACGCAAAACGGTAACTGCCGGGTAGGTGCCACGGTTCTTCACAATTGTTGGCTTGGAACCAGGCTGCGGAATGTGCACAATCTTTCCACCAACCACATACTGGTCATCGTTGAAAGCGTGCTGCAAGAACTGGTTGTCCTTCCAAAGGCGGTTCATGATGTAACGAACCCAAATTTCCTTTTGTACTGCCATCGTTATTTTCGTTTAAAAAGTTTTTCGTTTAGTTGTTAGGCCGTAGGCTCAGTGCCAAAAGTTTCCTTGAACTTTTCCTTGTACTGTTCAGGCCACTTAGCCTTCAGCTCGGCAGTTTCACCGCTGGCAAACAGGTCGTCCCATGATTTAGCCATCAGGTCTTGAAGGCGCTTGGTGTTGGTATCACCACCGTTGTTACCTTCAATTTTATTCACCACGCTTTCATAAGCGGGCATCGCATCCAACAAGTCTTTCAATTCAGCAGGCTTGTTTTCAAACTGCTTCTTCAACTTGTCGCTCACCTCCTGGGTGATTTTTTTGGCAGCCAAAGCAGCGCTTAAAAGGCCCTCAACTTTGTCTTTGCTTACCTGAGCGTGCAGGTCATTGAGTTGGGTTTGCAGCCCTTCGGCTTTCGCTGCCTTAGCTACCAGGTCGTTGAAAGCTGTTGCCACGGTAGCATCGTCAGCATCAGCTTTTAGGTTCATAGCCTGCAATTGTGCAGGGGTAAAAAAGATTTGCTTCATGTCTTTGGTAAGTTTTGGTTTCGAGAAATCAGCCAGATTGATTTCGTTCTCGTCTTTGTCGAATAGCTTCAAGGCATTGAAGTTTCCGGGTATGTCAACCAGCGAGCATTCGCGGTTAAACCATTTGGTAATTGTGGGGCCAACCTGGTTGGGCAGCTTTAAAGCCGGATCGTCACTCAGTTCGAGCGCAACAATGTGTCCTACACTTGCTGCATTCAGAAAACCGTTTTCTATATCATCAACTGTTTTCTGGCCCTGCGGATGATTGAGGTTAATCACGGGCTTGCCGTAAACCTTATCTCCATCTGTGCGCAAATCCTCCCAGCGAACCAAAACACCCATGTCGCGCTTGTGCATGTCAAAGCCAATCGGGTTGCGTTTATACTCATCAATCAGATAGCCATTTGTGAGCAGACGAAATCCGTAACTGTTCACACTGCTGTCTGTGAGTAAAAATTCTTTGTCGATTTTCTTTAGCTTGCTCAAGTTTGCGTGGATTAATTTTTTTTCATTTGCTTTGTGCCTTCGTTTTCTTAATCGTCAGGCACAAAACAATCCGTATTGTGCAAGCCTTACAAATCGCAAATTCATCACAGTCGCTTATCTAAACCTTTATGGTTCAGCATCATCACCACGTTGCATTGAATAATTAAATCGTACGCCTATGCCTGTGCATTTTTGTGCTGATGGCAAACAAAAAAGAAGAGCTAAGCCGTAAGAAGCGACTTGCGTACACGCTTTATGTCGATAATGGCTTCGAACAAAAAGTAATTGCCGAGATAACCGGCATCAGCGAGAACAGTATTTCCAAATGGAAGAAAGAACACAACTGGGATAATGACCGTGAAGAAGCCCGCTTAGGGTTTGAACCACAACGCAAGCGCATACGCAAGCAGCTCGATACCTTACTCGATACCATCGAGAAACGAGAGACCCCATTAAATGTGCCCAATCAAAAAGAAGGTGTGCTCATCAATTGGCTGGCCGATGCCGTGAAGAAGCTTCAAACTGAATTGTCATTTCAACACAAAGCTGAAGCCGGTAAACAGTTTGTTCGGTACGTACAAGAAACACATGGGCAAGCCAAAGCGATTGACATAGTTGAATTGTGGCATGAATACCTGATGGCTACCGTATGAGTGTACAGACCAGGCAAATTATTGATTGGGAGAAATTCCGCGAAAGCGTACGGAAGGATACTGCTGTTAACCTTAAGGAAACTGCTGCGGAAAAGAAGAAGCGCATGGCCGAACTGGAGGCCAACCCGCAAAAATGGAAAGCATATTACTTTCCGAGGTACTTCAAATACCCATCGCCTGAGTTTCATTTAAACGCCTCTAAAAGACTACTTAAGAACTTTGAGCGCAATAAACACTGGTACGAAGTAAGACATTGGGCGCGTAACCTTAGTAAAACTACGACAACAATGTTTGATGTGCTGTACCTGGTGCTAACCGGAAGGCTCAAAAACATTGTGCTTACCAGCAGCACATACGATGCTGCCGAGGGATTTCTAACCAAGTACCAGGTACAGTTGGATAGCAACCAGAAAATTATTGCCGATTACGGTAAGCAGGAAAAGCCAGGCAGTTGGTCGCTCGGAAACTTTACTACACGCAGCGGTGCCATGTTTACTGCGTTGGGTGCAAGACAAAGTCCTCGCGGTAAAAGCAATGAAGAAATTCGACCCGATTGCATTATTGTTGATGACTTCGACACTGATGAGGAGTGCCGAAACCCGGACATCATCAATCAAAAATGGGATTGGTTTGAAAAGGCTCTATTCTTTACTGTCGACACAGCACAACCATACCTGGTCATTTGGCTCGGTAACATAATTGCCCCCGATTGCTGTGTAGTACGCGCAGGTCACGTTGCTGATCATTGTGAGATCATCAACATACGTGATGAGTTTGGTAAAAGTGTGTGGCCTCAAAAGAACAGCGAAGAAGACATTGATTACCAACTCAGCAAGGTAAGCTATGAAAGCGGCCAGCAGGAATTTTTCAACAACCCAATCCGCCAGGGCCAAACTTTTAAAGAAATGGTGTGGGGTAAATGCCCTCCGTTGAAAGAGCTTGACTTTTGTGTTGTCTATGCTGACCCTTCACCATCAAACCGCGATAAGCCAACGGTTAAAAGCCGGTTGCAGAACAGCGCGAAGTGCGTGGCTATAGTTGGTTTTAAAGACCTGAAGTATTACGTGTACACCGTATGGCTGGATAACACCACCAACGCAAACTTTGTGGATTGGCTATACCATTCACGTGAATACATTGGCACCAAAACAACAGCGTTCTACCTGATTGAAAACAACACACTCCAAAACCCACACTATGAACAGGTGGTGTTGCCACTGATCTTTCAGAAAGGTAAAGAAACCGGAGAGGTGCTTGGCATTACACCCGATACCCGCGATAAACCCGACAAGTGGGTGCGTATTGAAGGAACGTTGGAACCACTCAACAGGCTCGGCTTACTCATCCTCAATGAAGATGAGAAAAACAATCCGCACATGAAACGATTGGTTGCACAGTTTACTTCAGCAGGTGCCAGCAGCAAAACACTTGATGGGCCTGATACCATTGAAGGCGCGGTGTACATCATCCGAAGCAAAATAGCCGTTCAATCCGTTGGCGATATAACCATCATTAAACGAACCACAAACCCTAAACGATTTTAATCATGCCATTTCTAACAAAAGCCGAACTGGTAACACACCTGTATGCGGATATTATCGATAACATCATCCGCAGGTACATTCTGTCATTTGCCAATGCAGCTGCTTTTCCTGCTACTGGTGTAAAAGGCTACACCTATAAAGCAAATGATACTGAAGCATTGTACCGGTGGACGGGCACTGCCTATGAAGTTACCAGTGATCCTGATCAGATAGTTGTGATGGCCATTAACAGTGCAATAGCTGAGGCAAAGAGCTACCTGAACCGTTATGACTTGGTAAAGCTTTTTGGCGATCCAACCACTGACCCTGTAACCGAGCCTGAAGTACTCAGTGAACACCTGAAGTCACTCGTGAAAGATATTGCCTGCTGGCACTTGATCAAGCTGGCCAACCCGAATGTAAACCTTGAACTATTCCGCACCGGGTATGAAGATGCAATCAAATTTTTGGAGAAGGTTATGAAAGGTCAGGCCGATCCGGATGGATGGCCCTACAAAGAAGATGATCCGGAAACACCTGGCAATGAAAATCAGGGCATTCAATGGAGCAGCAATACAAAACAAACCCAACACTTTTAACGCATGAAAAAACCACGGGTTAAAAAAACTACTGAGCAGGCAAAGAGCCTTGTTATCCAGGAGATCAACATTACCAGTGTTGACCGCAGCCGGAAAGATATTGGTGAACTAAAAACCGCTTTACAGTCTGCTGAAAGTATACACTATCCAAACCGCACACGCCTGTACGATTTGTACGAAGATGTAGTACTTGACGGGCAGGTTACGGGTGTAATTGAAAAGCGTATTGAATCCGTTCTAAACAAAAAACTAACCTTTAACAAAAAGGGCGGCAAGCGGGTTGATGAAATGGATCACACCATTCGTAGCCGCGAATTTAGAAAGATCATCCGCAGCATTATGGAAACACAAGCCTGGGGAACCAGCGGCATGGAATTCATACCCGGCCCTGAGCTTTCCTTTGTGTCCATTCCGCGCAAGCATATCAAACCGCACAAGCAGGTAATTGCACTTGAGCAAACCGGTGAGGATGGAATTTCATACGCAGGTGTAAGTAACCTGTGGGTACTCGGTGAGCCTGATGATTTAGGTTACCTGTTAAAGTGTGGACTATACGCTACATACAAACGTGGTGCGCTTGGAGATTACGCGCAGTATGTTGAAATATTCGGCCAACCGGTTCGCATTATCTATTACGATGCGTACGACACTAAAACGAAAATGGAACTTCGCCAGGTGTTGGATGAAAGCGGCTCATCCCTTGCCCTGATGATTCCAAAGCAGGCGCAGTTTGAAATAAAAGACGGCAAGCAAACCAATGCGAATGGCGATCTTCAAAAGAAGTTCTTAAGCTACTGCGATGATCAGATTTCAATCATTGTGCTGGGTAATACTGAAACAACACAGGCCAGCAGCAGCAGCGGTTACGCGCAGAGTAAAGAGCACGGCAAGCAGCAGCTTGAAAAAACAAAAAGTGACATGGAGTATGTACTCAATGCACTTAACTCCGATCACTTCTTAAACATACTCAAAAGCTACGGCCTTCCTGTTGACGGAGGCATGTTTGAGTTCGAAAAGGAAATTGATCTGGATGAACTTAAGAAGAAGGCTGAGATTGAAGAAATTGTAATGCGAACATTTAAGGTGCCTATTGATGATGATTATGTGTACCGCACGTATGGCATTGAGAAGCCTGACAATTACGATGAGCTGAAAGCCAAACAGGAGGAAGAAAAACTGGCTATGCAACAACAACTTGCAAAGCCGGGCAATCCATCTGAAGAAAAACCGGATGAGAAGCCAAAGCCAGCTAAGCCAAAGCCGCAAAGCAAAGATTTAGTGGCCCCTACTTTTTGGGATAAGTTCCGGTCGCAGCTCGCTGATTTTTTCGACCCGGCCCCCTAACTGTACAAAAACGGTTAAGGGGGCTGAAGGGCCTGCCGATTGATGACATCAACAATCAGTTGCAGCAACTGTATACAGATTGCTGTGATCATGATGAGCAACTTCCGGATTTAAGCGAAGATGCACTGGCACAAGCCCTGCGCGAAATGATTGAGGAGCTTTACCGCTTACAGGGTTTTGATGGAAACATCAATCAAACCGTGGCTAAATTCTTTGCCGATAAACTCTGGAACGGTGTGGTGAAAGGCTACGGTTCCGACATGGACAACCTTGACTTTGAATCGCCTGATTATAAGATGCTGGCCGCGCTAAAAGAAAATGTGTGGCAATTCAGTGCTGCCGCAAACTACCAGCAACTGCGCGAGCTTACCGATGCACTGTTGGATGAAAACGGCATGCTCAAAACCTTTGCCGCATTTGAAGAAGCTGCCCGTGCCATCAATGAAAAGTACTTGAAGCATAGACTTAAAGTGGAGTATAACCTGGCTATAAATGGCGCTCAAATGGCAGGTAAGTGGGTAAGCATTACCGAGAATGCCGGTGTGCTTCCGCTGCTTCAGTTCGATGCTGTGGTCGACAGCCAAACCACACCGATTTGCTCCGGCTTAAACGGCACTATATTACCGGTTACACACAGCTTTTGGAACAAGTTCTATCCGCCCAATCACTTCAACTGCCGAAGCACAGTAAGGCAATTGGCCACCGGTGTTGAAACACCCGAACACAAAATACCTGGTGCCGAAATTCCGGATATGTTTCAAACCAACCTGGGCAAGCAGGGCCTCATCTTTCCGGAAGATCACCCGTATTTTATTGGCTTACCCATTGAAGTTAAAAACCAGCTGAACAGTGGAGCCTGAACAAGCCATACGATTACTTGAGCGCAGGTTTCGTAGTGCTTGGCCGCGCATACCCATCATAGTGGGTAATGAAGCTGTAAACTTTGCGCTGGATAACTTCAAGCGGCAATCGTTCCTGTCGCACATAGCCGAGCCGTGGCCTGCACGTAAGTGGGTAAAAAGGGATAATCGTAGAAACCGTGGACTACTAATTGACACCGGTAGGCTTCGAAGATCAATACGCATTGTAAGCGTTACACAAAGCAGCGTAACCATTGGCAGTGATGTGCCCTACGCAAAAGCACACAACGAAGGCTCACGCCTGGGTCTTATTCAAAGTGTAAAGTCATTTACCCGTAAGTCGGGTGTGGAGGTGAAAGCCCACACCCGCAAGGTAAACCAAAACATACCACGCAGGCGCTTTATCGGCAACAGCCCTTACCTGCAAGCTCGCATAAAACGTGTTGTATCCGCTGAATTGATGCGGGCACTTAAATGATTATTAAACCACCAATACTATGAATTCATTTTTCAGCAAACTCTATCTTGATCTTTCCGATCACATCCGGCAAGCCGTTCCTGAAATTATGTGGATCGATATGGATTTCGGGCAGCTTGAGCGCTTCCGTTACCGCCCTGGAGTAAACTTTCCGTGCGTACTCATTGACTTCCCGCAGGCCAACTATTCAAACATGGCTGAGCTTTCTCAAATCGGTGATGTACTGGTAGCTGTACGCCTGGGCTTTGCTCCCTTCAGTCAAACCTACCAGGAAGCTCCACAGAACATTCGTGAAGAAGGTTTGAAATACTTTGACCTGGAGCAAAAGCTTTTTGAGGCTGTGCAAGGTTGGAATAATGAATACTGCCAACCCTTATCGCGTGTTTCAGCAGCAACCGAGCAGCGCGATAATGATGAAGAAGGCCTGCGTGTGCGCGTGTTAACCTTCAGCACCGGCTATGAAGATGACAGCAACTACAGAACCTACCAGAAGGTAGCAGCTTCGCCTGAAATAAACCTGAACGATTAACAGTTGCTGAGCAGGGTAATAAGTACAGCCACAGAAAGCAGAAGTAAGCCCGCTTTAAGCTGATCGGCATAGGTGTTTGATCGCCTCATGCCCACACCAGGTGAGGCCACTTCTTTTTGAAATAATCGCGCTGAGGCTTTTTGGCTTTCAGTTCAGCCAACTGATCAAAGTTTTGATTGATGCGCTTTTGAATGGTGAACTCCTCAATAAAGAATTCATCCTGCAAATCTTGCAGAATGGCATCGTAACGCTTTAAAGAGAATTTGCCGTAGTAGTAGTAGCGGTCAACCAGGCATTCATCGCGCTTGTTAATCAGGTCTTCATTGCGCCCTGGCCGCGAAACAGTAAGCTCCGGAACGGAAACAAAAACATCGTTAAATAACTTAGCCTGGCCGTGCATACCACAAATAACGAAAATTTTAACGTAATAGGTTTAAAAAGATATTAACCAACAAAAAAGCCCCACTTAAAGTAGGGCTTTTAGTTACCTGTGAAACACCTCAATTACCCATGCTCCTGGGCCTTTTTTGAACGTTGCCCTTCGTCTTTTATCATCTGCCAGTAAAATCATCTTACCGTGTCCGTCATAACTTATTACCTGGTCATCTGCATCAGGTTGAAATTTGCTCTTCCAGTAGGGAAACAAATCAAGGTATGGCCCTACAATCTTTGTGAAGTACCATTGTTGTTTTGGTGCTTGCTCAAAGTCAACGTTTCCGCCATGTTCAAGTAGGCTGAATACTACAGCGATATTTCTTTCATCATATTTGAGATTGAAGATGATACCGCGCTTGGTTTTCGTGGTATCAATCGATTCAACTACGTATGCCTTTCCGGATAACAATTTAACTTCATCCACAATTAAATCCATTTGTGATGCAGTTACCGGCTCAAGAAACTTAGCCTGCCCGAATACAAGAGCAGGAACAAACAGCATTAAAAAGATGAATATTTTCATATTAGTTATGGTTTGAGTGGTCTTCAAAATTAAACAGTTTTCGGATAGAATATATCCGCTCTTCCTTTGAGTTGGATGTAGCCTAAAAGCTTCATTTTTTCAATCGATTCGCCATCAACAGCGATGTATCCATGTACCTTGTTATGCCCACAGCAACTTTCCAGGGTACGTATTCCGGTTTCCCAAAGCATTAGTATTTCTTCCAAAATGCAGTTATCAATACCGACCCCCTTGTAGGGAAACCAAGGTGTGATCATCACTGTCTGATTGGAATAGGTGCCCATTTTTACGTTTACACACTTACACATGGCTGTTCAGGTAAACTCATAGTAATCATTATCGCCACGAATAACTGTGGTGAAGGGGAACCCGTTTTCGGGTACGCGCTTAATCTGGTCTATCAGCACGGTTGAGCCGGTGAACACTATGCGTTTCTCACTGCCCTTTTCAATTTGCAGGGTTAGCAGCTCGGTGCCCTTCTTATGCTTTGAGGGTTCAATCTTAAAGGCCAATACTTTTATGGTGAGGTTGAACAGCTTTTGAACCTGTATTTTCTCGCCCACAAAGTTGTTAATGCGCGGCTTGATGTTGAAGTCTTTGAAGTTATTCATAAAATTTTGGGGGCTTCTTTTCTTGAGTATATAATTTTAGCCAATTCCATCATGGTAACAGGTTTGGCTCCGTACTTTTCAATGGCTAATTTTTTCTTAGATAAGCAAATATCAAAGTGTTCACGATATGTTCCTTCCGATTGAATCCACTTGCGATTAACGCCAATCTTATCTGCCATTTGTAAGAGCTCCTCTCTTGTGTCGGCAATCATGTGACACATGAGCATTCGCCCGTATGGGTGATTCATGTTATCAATGTAAACCGCCATGTATTAGTTTTTTAGTCAGGTGCTTTGCGTTGGCGTGTTTTAGCCAGCCCATGTATGAGGCTACCGTGGCGGGCTTGGCATTGCGGGTAAGCTTACGGGCAAAGTTCTTTTTAATTTGCTTGCGCAGCCGTATGTGCGTGTGGTAAAACACGTAGCCCACGTAATCGATACCGCGAGCGACCACCGGAAACACCTGGTGGTTGGGTTTCACCTCCAGCTTCAGTTCTTCCAGGTATAGCTTTATGTCTTCCAGCAGTTGGTGCAGCTCGCGCTTGTTGCTGCCCAATATCACTACATCATCGGCATAACGGTAGTAATACTTCACGCGCTTCTCTTCCTTCAGCCAGTGATCGAAATATGTTAAATAGAAGTTAGCCAGGTACTGGCTCAGGTAGTTGCCAATGGGCAAGCCAGGTGCACTGTCAATAATCTCATCGAGCAGCCACAGCAGGTCTTTATCTTTAAACTTTCTGCGCAGCAGCTGCTTGAGCGTGTGGTGATCAACGCTGGGGTAAAACTTCTTTATGTCAAACTTCAGGCAATAGCGGGTGCCTTCAGTGTCGTTTAAGTCACGTTTTAGTTTGTTGAGCAGAGCATGTATGCCGCGCTGCTTAATGCAGCTGTAGGTGTCAGCCGTGAAGGTGCGAACGAATATCGGCTCCAGCACATTCATAATGGCGTGGTGTGTAATACGGTCGGGGAAGTACGGCAACCGGTACACAATGCGTTCTTTTGGTTCGTGCACGGTAAAAATATCGTAGGTGCTGGTGCTGTAGGTTTTACTCTGTAGCAGGTCTTGCAAAATAAGCAGGTTAGCCTCGCGGTTTTGGTTGTGTTTGATTACGCCATACTGGTTGGCCTTGCCCTGCTGTGCCTTGCGGTCGGCTTCTTGCAGGTTGGCCATGCTGGTAATTTGTTCGTAGAGGTTGGTGAGGCGTTTCATCTGGCTTGATATGTTTGAAACACTACAATGTCATCTTTGAATATTTTGGACTCACCTTCGCCACTTTGTAATTCGAATGCAGAGGCATTTCTTACAATCCTCTCGTCAATCTTATCGCCAGTGCACAATACTTTAAATTGCAAGCAGCATGCAGCATAGTAGCGTTCCTCAAGTAATACAACCTGGCGTTTCATCTCACTTTTTGAGTTTGTCTAAGATGTAATACCATAGAATTATTAAACACAGAACAACCACCAAAACTATTCCTACAATGTCGGTTGCTGATAAGAAGAATATTGATTTCATCTTTAAGTTGGTTATTTTAAAATATCCTTTGCTTCTTTCAAGTCGCCTTCGCTTTCACTACCAACGACCTGGTGTTTACGTTACGTGATTTTTTGCCTTTCGGCATGGCCTGCAACAGTTTTTTGCCTTTCCACCCTCTCCTTTAAGGAGAGGGCCGGGGTGAGGCTTTTAAGCATAGGTGCGAGCTGACATTCGAATTCGTGTTCCAGTTATCGGAGTCGTTAAACCGAAACCCGGACGGGCCGCTCCAACCGTTGCACAGCCTTTTGTTTTCATTACTTCACAAAGTAATCGCGGTACAAGTCAATAAACTGCTGCGCGATGTAATCGCTCACTTCTTCACTCAAAAAGCAAAGGCGCGAGCCGACATCCGAAAACGCGCGCCAGTCAACGGAGCCGCGAAACCGAAACCCGGACGGGCCGCCATTCAGGTAAAACCATGGATGCCACTTGTCCCACTGGCCGTTGTCCCAATTGGGTGCCCATTCGTTACCATCGTTGGCCAGCTTGTTGGCAGCGCGGGTAACAATAACAAGTTTGGCGTGTGCCTCCAGTGCCTTGCGGTCTTGCTCCGGGTAGCATGAGAAATCAGGAACAACTTTTTCAGGGTCGAGACTCAAGACCTTGCAAGCGTCTTCGAACGTTTTTAAATCGGTGTACTTCATATAGTCATAAATTGTTTGTAGAGGTCAATGAATTGCTTGCCCGCATAATCGCTCAGCTCGCGGGTTTTGTAGCAAAGGCGCGAGCCGACACCCGAACACGCGTCCCAGTAATCGGAGCCGTCAAACCGAAACCCGGACGGGCCGCCCATTTCAAACCACGGGAAGTACTTGTACTCATTGGAGTTATTCCAATCGGGTGTCCAGCCCTGGTTGAGTGCTTTAGCCAGCAGCTTCAGCAAGCGATAGGCTTTTTCATCATGGCTCAAATCGGCACATGATCTGTCAAAGCTTGCTTTGTCCAGGTTGTGCCACGCCAGCACATCATCAACCGTTTTAATGCGCTCGGTGATGTTCTTGGGCCGCTCTGTTAATTTGATCACACCTGACTCTTTGTCGATGCTGTCAATAACAAACCCTTTCGGGATTTCAATTTTTAGTGTTTGCATATAATTGTGGTTTAATGGTTACACGGATTGTAGAAGGATAGAATTTTGCCGGGGCAGGTGTAAATGATTACACACACACCGAACAGCACCAGCAGTATGAACAGCCTGCCGTACCAGGGTGTCATGCGCCACAGGTATACTTTGTCGGGCCAGGCGGTTTTACTCAGGCTATCCCACCAGCGCTTTTTCTTGTGCGCAATGTTTATCAGGTATGGAAAGAAGAGAGAGAAAATACCAAAGCTCAGTGCGAAGTTTTGTCCGAACTTTTTGAAGTAGTCGGCAATGCCAGTGTACTGCTCAATGTACATGAATGCCGTAATGGCCGCGAAGATGATCATTAAAAAGCCGCGCCAAATCCAATCGTGGTTTGGGTGCTCGTCACCGTCTTTGTCGTCATACAACTCTGCGAACAGCGGTGCGCAGAGCAAAAGGATTGCGAAGAATTCTGTCATAATTTATAAGTGTTTAAATTGATTTTAAGTAGCTCTTGTACATTTCTTCAAACTGACTTACCAGCTTGGGCAACTCCTGGTGTGTGTAGGCATCTAATCGCTTGTGCAGGTAGCTCTTTTGAAGGCACCAGTTATTCACATGATCCATATCAACCTTTACAGTGCCCTTTAATCGCCAGCCCATTTCGTGTGCCATGCTCAGTATTTTGTTGCGCATTTTATCATTGGCGCGTTGTTCCGGGTTAAGGCTTTTCAAATGGTCAATGAGTGCATAAGCCTCACGATGATGCATGTCAGTTACATGCGTTGTTCTGCCTCCAGTAAATGCACTTACCAGGGCTTCTTTCTCATCACGCAAATGATGATCGCCCAGCAAAGCATAAATAGCCCTTACCTGTTTTGGGTTTATCATGGCTTTTCAGTTGCTGTTGCTTTTGAAAGTACCTGTACCTGGTCATCAACCTGCCGTTCAAGCTGCTTACTCATTTCAAGTACCTGCCTGGCATTTTTAAAATCATCGGGGTGTTTGCTTTTTTTGGCGCGGCCCATCAGTTCGAAGTAGCGTGTTTGCGCAAGGCGCATTTTCGCAACGAGATCAACAAAGTTTTTTAGTTCATTCATGGTTGTGTTGTTAAAGGTTTTATTTCCATTCACTCTCCCAATACCGCTGGCGCAGGTAAGTATCCGGGTCGGCTTTTGTTTTCCATGGGTTTAAGCTCAGGTGTCGTTCATACTGGCCAAGTTTGAAGTATGCGTTCACCTGGTCGGCCTGGCTAAGTTTATTCCACAAGGCAAGGCAGCGTACTTTATTTCGTTTCAGGTTGTAACGCTTCCACCACATTTCAAATGTTACCGTGTAGTTTTCTTCAATCATGTTCAACTGTGAGCCCGGAAAGTTTTCCAGAAAGGTTTCGGTGAAGTACACCGGGCACCGGGTTTTGAACATGGTTATTTGTGCATCCGTTAAATCGGCCCGCATGAAATCGATAAACATGAGTTTGTTATCGAGCCCATACAGCACGTTGATTTCTCCGCTAAAGCGTGGCGATGTAATGATGTACCGCTTCATGCTACCTTCAGTTTTGTTTCACACTGTTCAATCAATTCTTTTGATGGTGTAGCCTGCCGCTTTATATCCTGGTATTTCCGCTTCCAGTATTTGCGGGCACCTTCTTCCCAAACTATGTAAGGGTTGTTGCCGCCAAGCCGTGAGCTTATAAAAACCACAAAGCCTTGCACGTGTGCTTTTATGGCACTGTCGTATCGTATCTTTTCTGCCACAAATCCATCAGGCTCTTTGCCCTTGGCGTGGCTGATGAACAAAAATGTTTTGTTTGGAAACATTTCCTTAAGTTCCTGGTATTGCTCATAGGTAATGCGCCAGTATTGCAATGAATCAACAATGATGAAGCGCGGGCTCTTCTTCTTCTTCAGCCGCTTCTTAAGTTCATCCATTGTCATGCTGTGGTCAGCAAACTGAATGTTCTTATACTCATCAACCGAAAGATTGCGCAGCACATTCATTTGTGTAGTTACCTCAAAGCCTTCTTCCAGCGCCAGGTACAACACTTTTCCGTAGGGCATCAGTACTTTTAAAAAGTCCATCATAAAACTGCTTTTCCCATTTCCGCTTTTGCCCCAAACCGTCATGGTGAAGTTGTAGGTAAGGCGACCGAAGCTGTGTATTATCTGTGCTGGCAATTGTCCTAAAAATTTGTAGCGCTTTTGCGATAGCTGTTTAGCCGATAGAACTTTTGCCATTGTTTTTAGTAGTGGTTTTACGGTTATACAATCCGCGCTCAAAGCGCTCTAAATTTTCACGCAACTCCCGCAATCGGGCAGCTGCACCGGCCATGTCACCTTTGTCAATCAGTGCCTTTGTTTCATGCAGGCTTGCTGCGCGAAATGGCACCTTCAACTTAGGCGGCTGGTAGCCGAACAAACTAAACTGGTGAACAACCTTACCCATTGAACTTGATGTTAAACTCCTGGTTGACCAATGCCCGGTAGTAATTGTCCTTACAGGCTGGCAGGTTTTTGTAAAACTTGGGGTTGTACCGGTTACGCACAGTGGTAAACAGTGATCCATCCGGCTTTTGAAACAACAGCAGCAGATAATGATCGCTATACGGTATTTTGTATTTACCGTTATCAGTATCGTACTCGTAAAAGTGCTTGGCAGCATTCAGCTCTTCCAGGCTTATTACAGTTACCAGCAACAGCCGGGCAGTTTTAACTGGCTGGCCGTTGGCATCCAGTAGCTTGTTGTACACGTGCGAGAATTTTATTTCAGGCATCGTATACCTCTCTTTCCAATGTGTTCTTAATACACATTAAAGTGGCAATGCGCTCGCACATCAAGGCGCGTTCAAAGCCATCAAGCTGGTCGCGTTTCTGGCTGTGCAGTTTTATCTCTGCGTCAATCACATCCAGGGCTTTGGTGCCCATGCGTTTTTCGGCCTCAATGAAAGCCTTGGCGCCAATCAGGTTTTCTTCAATGGCGGTAAGCAACTCATAATGCTGCTTGGTAACTTCTACCTGGCGTTTTTCATCACTCACCAGGTGGCGGGCCCCGCGCACAAATTCAATTTGCATTTTTATATCGGGCCGATTTTGTGTAACTGGTTGATCCATTGTCATTTAAAGTTTTTAGAGGGGTCAAACCCCCCGGTTTATTCAATCATTTAGGGTCAACTTCGCAACCCGTAAGCCCCGGTTAAGGGGCTTTGGGCGGCATGCTTAACTCGCATTAACGTGGCCATGCATGCTACGGCAGGGCTGCGAATTGCCCCGATGTCTTTCCATCAGTCAGTCTTTACAGCAGATTCCGCCAATGATAACTTGCGAACCTCACAGCGGTTTATGCACATCGGTTGTCAGGTTCTACTCAAATCGAGGGGAAGGGCCCTGAGCTGTTGATTAGCATCTGCTGCCGCACAGCCCCCGACAAGGGGATGCTGTCTTGCGTGAGATTCCCTTCCTAATTCGTTTTCACCTCCATTACATCCTCGGTTGAAACCTTGATGCCGAATTCTTTCAATTGCTTGCGGCCTTCCTTGTCAAGGAAGAGTTCCTTCACTGGCTTTACTCTTAATTTGAAATCAACCAGGTCGGGGTTTTCTTCCAGCACCTGGCTTACATCAAACTTGCGCGAGGTGGTTACAACGGTTTGCTTGCCAATGTGCAGGTAACCGCGCTCCAGGTAAAGATTGTTGTCGGCATCAAACTGGTCTTTGTTGGCATTACCTATTTCAATCAGCTCGGCCTCCAGTTCCTTCATGTTTTTGTTGTAGGCATCCAACTCATTTTTGATGCTATCAAGCAGGCGCTTTCGGTTCTCGCACACCGTTGCGTAGGTGGTCATCAGTTGGTTGGCCTTCTTCAGGTCTTTGGTCATCTTGGTTGTTGTTGTCATGATTGTATTGTTTTAGTTTTAAAAATTGATTTTCGATCAGGTTGATCTTGCGCACGATTGGATCGTTGATTTCAACAAAGCTTTCCATGCGCATAATGGCATGTGTTACTAAACTTCTTTCCCGCTTTATTAATGGAGCAATTTGCAGGTGCGTGAGTTTGATGAGTTTATTTGCCAGGTAGCAAAAGACCTGGCGGGCATCAACAAATGTTCGAAGCTGCCGCTTGCCTTTTATATCAGCCTTGGTCATCATAAACTCATCACATACCAATGCCATTAGCTGTTCAGCTTCATTGAATAGCCGCACTGAACTACCTGCCCACTCATAACCTTTTTGCAATGCAGGCAATTGCTTGGGCGCAATGGTCACGTTTACCTTTACCCGTGTGCCAAGCAGGTTGCTCAGTTCAGCTTCACAGTTTGAAATGATGCTCTCAAAATCTTTCATCGCTTCATCAGTAAAATGGAAATGAGAAACAGTAAGAACGACAGCACAACACCTACCAGGTAGGCGCTTATCGGGCTAAAGGTTAACCACCACACCAGCACACCACCGGCAATCAGGTAGGCTATTACAAGTGCTGCAATAAATTTTGCTTTGGTACTCATGCCGGTTGGGTTTCGGTTTCAATAAGCTCATCAATCATTAGTGCGTAGCTCTCATTCAACACCACGGCATTGGGGTGTATGCTATTGGCCAGCAACCGACCACGGTTGTATTGCGCATACAGTTGCCGGGCAATGTCAACCCTGCGCAGCGGGTGCTCATGGTGTATGGCCATAAAGGTTTCATCGCGCTGCATCCAATGGTTGCGCCACCATGCCCAAAAAATGGGGCTGTACTCCAGCAGGCGTATGTCGTGCTCGTTGCCTTTCAGGTAGGTTTTCAGGTATTCAACTCCCTGGTTAAACTGAAGCTCGCCATACTCCATTTCGCTGTAGTTAAGCAGGGCCATTACGCGGGCTTTAAGCAATGCCGCTTTTTCGCGCTGGAGTGTTCGACTCGATCCTTGATTTTTCATTTTGAGCGTTTTTAAGCGGTTATCAGGCTGCTTTTTTCATTGTCCTCATGCGGCTCTTGTGTACACCTCGTTCAAGCCGCCTCAAATCGCCCTCATACTCATTATATATAGAGGTAATCAGTGAGGGGTCTTTCAGTCCGTTTGCCTTGCATATTTCAGCCACCTCATCCTTATCGGTACCGCGCAGGCTAATGAACCTGCGGCCCAAACGGCTGTATATTTCCGAGTAACCCTTTTTGTTTATGCGCCTGCCGCGCACAATGCGCTTGGCAAAGAAGTCGGTGGCAAGCATTACAATGCCGCACTTGCCATGCAGGTGGTTGTACAGGGTAATGAAGAAGTACAGCACCGGGTCGGGCAGTTTGTCAACCTCATCCAATATTATCAGCGGGTTCTCCTGTCGCATCAGCAGGTCTACAATCAAGTCCATCATTTCGGCCACGTTGTAGCCAGTGTTTTCCTTACCCATCTTTTCAAGAATTTTGGTGAGGAACACTTTTCGGTTGAAGTACTCTGCGCATGAAATGTGGTACACGTTATGGCGCTTGCCTTCGTACCACTGGCTTACATAGGTTTTGCCGGAACCACTTGGAGCAGTGATGGCAAATACATTGCTGAACTCTTTGGCATCTTCAAAGTAGTGGATCAGCATTTTGGCATCTACCGTCTCCACAAAATTCCAGGTTCCCTTCTTGCTAAAGCCAACCTGCTTACCAACGTTGCGCCACATATCGTCACTTATGTTCTCCCACTTACCCGTGCGGATGTTGATAATGGTGGATTCACTTACATTGCGCAGGCTGGTTGATGCCTTAGCCTGGCTTGGGTACTGCTCAACGTAAAGTTTAAGCAGCATTTGAATTTCCTTTTTCTGATGATCTGTCATAGCTTTGTGTTTATCGTTTTACATTTATTTAAGGCCCTTGCTGTTCGCGCAGCAGGGGTTTTTACATTTGGTCATACAAGTCATCTGCATTGAAGCTCCTGCGCTCAATCACCGGTGCCAGCACCTTTTGTTCGGCTGTTTGGCGCAGCTCCTTCACCACAACACCGGCTTGTAGTATGGCTTCAGCGTCAATGCCCGCAGCTTGCAGCACTTCCTTCCTGCGATCAGCTTTGTTGGCGATGTAATCCACATCTGTTTCCTTTTCTTTCAGTACTGCGTTCAAGTAAATGCGGCTGTCGGTGGTGGTATCCTGCAAAGCGCGTTGGCTCAATCGTGCATCGGTGGCAATCACTCTAACTTTATCAAAGTCGGTAACCAATACACGGCTCATGTCAAATGGATCGTATAGTATGCTTACCGGCTTGCCAACGTACTCCATAAGTGATGGCACTTGCAGGTCGTAGCTGTAGCGTACTCCGTTTATCTGTGGCTCAACACCACGGTTGGTAATGCGCAGCACCCGGCTTTCATTTCGGTGCTCAATACCAAACTTGAGCAGGAATTGTTCATCGTTTATAAGCCGCTTATCTTGTGCGGGCAGTTGGTTCCAGGCATCGAGCCATTGTTGTTGTTTGCTTACACCATTACTTTGTGGCATGTGGCGAAGGCGGTGAAAGAATCCTTCAATTTGCTGTGAAGCTTCAGCGCCAATAAGTGGATAGTCCTTTTTGTTCCGTGCCAGTGCTTCGGTGTTTACACCACGAAACTTGGCCGTCATGTTGTTACCGTTGTAATTGTTGGCGCCAATTTTAATGCAGCGCTTCCAGTGTGGTGAGCCGAAGAACTGTTCAATGTATCCACGGTTCTTACTTCCGGCAGGGCTCTCAATATACTTGCCTATCGATTCATAAAAGGGCTTCAGGTTTTTAATGTCCCAATTGTCAGTCTTTGTTTCGTGGGGTAAATACCAGGCACCGGTAAGGCTCCTTATATAATACATCGCATTCAGATATGCGGCACGTATCAATTCAGTGGTTAAATTTTGCGCATAGGCATAACCAAGTGGCATGTCGTTAAAGCTATCGGTAACCACCACTGCTATGTAGCGGTTGTAGTATTTGCTCGTACTGTTGTCCTCAGGGTTTATAAACAGTAGGTCGAGTGTGTTGTCATCACTCTCAATCATGTAGAGTGGTGCACTTGGCCTTACACCTTTGGCTTGCTTCAAATAGGTATTGCGAAGAGCAGCATTGCCTTCACGTTCCATAATAATCTCCTCTTCCTTCTCACGTCTCCACACACCAACAGTTGCTGCCTTTATCGGCTTGTAACCGTTCTGCTTAGCCCACTTGTTGTACTGCATGGCAATGAAAACATCATCGTATTGGTTGGGATGAGCAATCATTTCAAGCAGTGTGCTGCTGCTCAGTTCATCGGTTATCTTTTTCGCCAGGTCATTTCCAAACCGCCAATCAACCAGTGATTTGTAACCATCGTTTATGTACTTCTTAAGGGCCGAGTCATGGGCAATGGCAAGTCTGCGGTAAGAGGTAGGCAGGTCTATCTTGTCCTCTTTAATAATCTCGCAAACCTTCTCATAAAATTGTTGGATGGATAGCTTCAGTAGTTTCTTCAGCGTCTTCTTATCCTCGGTAACTTGTTTCAGCATATTCAGTACACTCGCAGCTTGTGTGTACTTCTTTACATGCTCGGTTGGCAGGGGCTTGTTGTTGTATCGATAGTCTAAGTAGTATTGCTCAGCCTGGTCATCCCACTTAATCAGGTTTCGAATTGGTTGCTTGGCTGCATATTCGTAAGGGTCTCCGAAACGAGCTTCAATCTTTTTCTTGTGGTCATCACGAAGTTTATCAAATCCAACCAACACTGCTCTTCCATCATCCGGATCATCAATAAACTCCCATGATGGCGATTTACGATTTCGTGCACCGTCTAATGTTCCTTTTGGAATGCCACATTCAAGAGCTGCTTTCCAGGTAATAAATGCGCGGTTATCGATCAGCTTAATATTCATCCAACTAAGAGTTTATGAAGTTTCGATTTGAGTGTAAGCAACACGATGTTGTTATCGTGATGGCGGAGTAACCAAAGCACAGCAACAGCTTCAGCCGGTCTAAAAAGTATGTTCGATGGTTTGTCCTCTAACAGGCGAAAGTTGGTTCGCTTGGTGAACTCATTCAGCGTGGTATAGTGAAGCATCTGGTTCACTTCCTCAACCGTATTAAGTTTCAGCTTAAGCCATACCGATTCAGTGGCATCAAGCCAGTCAGTGAGTACTATTTGCAGATTGCTCCGCATGGCCCAACTGGTATTCAGGCTAACCTTTCCGCTCGGTGTAATTTTATCCCGCTGCATAGAACTCCTCCACTAAGCGGTTTTTGATTTCTTCAAATTGAGCCTGAAGGGCATCAATCTGTTCCTCCAGCAGGTAGGCATCCTGGTACCGGCCACTTTTGGCGGCTTCCCGGTATACCTCCTGTATTTGTTTGATCTTTTCGATCACCCGTTTCTTCTCCTGGCTGTAGTCAACCAGGGCGGCTACTACCTCATCATTATTGCGTACACCTTGCTTTACCTTTTGTACAAGGCTCACAGAAACCCCTACTATATCAGCAGCTACACGGGTCGAATCGTCTACTGTTCGGGTCGTTCTTGTTGTTTTATTCATAGTTTCAGTACCTTCGTTTTTGTGCTACTTGTTTAGCACACTGCAATAATTCTACAAAATGACGAATAAGTCAACATTTTGGCGAATTAATTTTACATTCACTGAACATTTATGTCACTGCTCGCAAAAAATCTGAAGGCATTAAGGCTCGAAAGTGGCCTTACACAGCAAGAAATAGCGGTTTTAGTCGGTATTACAGATAAAAATTGGTCGAGCTATGAAAGAGGCAGAACTCAACCAGATGTAGAAACACTCGTCAAAATGGCGGATGCGTTCAAGGTTTCAACAGATGCTTTACTAACCCGTGATGTAAGCCTAATTGCAAAGGAGCTTGTGCGTAAATCGCAGGAAAATGTAAGCCTAAATGCAAGCCTAAATGCAAGCCTAAACCCTAAAAACGCATCTTTTCAGGGTTCTTTTGGGAATACCCAAAATAGTAACGGTTGATGTTAGTGGGGCTGAAAATGTGGTGCTTGTTCCGGTTCGGGCACAGGCAGGCTATCTTTCCGGCTATCAGGATGCTGAATTCATTCAAAATCTACCAAGCTACCGCATGCCAGGCCTTAATCACGGCACTTTCCGCATGTTTGAGGTCTATGGTCACAGTATGGTGCCAACCTTCTATGAAAGCGATATTGTAATTGGCCGTTTTGTTGAAAGTTGGGCCGAAATCCGCGATGAAAGGGCCTATGTGGTCGTAACCAGGCGCGATGGAGTGGTTATTAAGCGGGTCGTAAACCGTATTCAAAAGGAGGGTAAGCTCATCTTAAACAGCGACAATCAACGGCATTCTGGCGAATATCCGCCAATTGTGGTTGATCCTGAAGAAGTCATTGAAATCTGGTATGTAAGGCGGTATTTGAGCAGTCAAATGCCAAAGCCAGGTGAAATCTACAATCGGGTCACTGATCTCGAATCTCGATTAACGCTACTGGAGGAAAGGGAGAAGAAGCGGCTCAAATAATCAAACCGAAATCCAACACCATTGAACGTTTCGTTTTTTGGCTCCCGTCTCAAAATCGCCTAATCTGTGCAAAAATCGAACTTTTTATATTGTATAGAATGTATCATGTGGTTTTTACCCCCCTGCAAGAGCGGGATGTTGAAAAGAAAAGAATGA